ATCTGAAGCTCTAAATAATTGGTTGAAAGATGCATCGAATAAAAATTATTTAAGAAAGCATTATAATAAGAGTGAATATAATAAGAAGATATTAACAAAAAGTGACATCGAGGAATTCTTAAATGATGCCAACTCTTCATTTCTATCAAAGAAAAACTTGGATTTCTTTGATGGATTATATGAGGATGACGAAGAAAACTGAACTTAGTAATGAAGACATTACTAAGTTAATCGATCGAGGGGAGATGCCAATATATCCATATTTTCCAAGATCCACAAACAAGAAAACACTAATCTCACTTGCTAATCCAAAAACCTTCGATTCTGATATATTATTTAAAAAAAATAATAATATAAAAAAATTAAATAAATTCAATTCATTTAAGATTTCCAATCATTCACAAAATTACAAAAGAAACCCCTTTATAATAAATTCAATGATCGCCATTGGCGGTGGTGAAAAGAAACTCCTTGATTCTTGCTATGATCAAATACGAATTGGTAATGGTACATTTGATCAATTAAAGTATTTAAATCAATTTCAAGCTCTCGATGAAACAAAAATAAATATAGATGTATTTGAAGATGAAATAGTAGAAAAATATTTTCCTTTTTGTAATAATCCTGAACTAAAAGAGAAGATTCTTTATTTTGATGAAATTATCTCCTATATTAAAATAAATTCTGATGCAAATCCAGGTCAATCATTGTCTTCTATTATTGATGATACAAAGAAAGGTGATTTTTTCCCAATATTAGTTAAACAATATCAAGAAATATACAATAAATGGTGTTATTCATCCTATCAAAAAAAACATGATCAAAGCATTCTTTATATCCAAGCCTCACGTCCAAAACTCATGACGATAGAAAAAGGTTTAAAAAAAATTGAAGATGGAAAAGCTCTAGGACGAGTGATTAATATGCCTGATTCAATAGAACAGTTCATTAGTTATCCGATTTGGTTTCCATTATTTAAGAAAATCCTTTTTTGGAATCGAAATAATGTTTTCATGGGTCCATTGTTGGGTATATCAAGAAATTCTAACCAATGGGAGAAATTAAAAAAAGATATCTGTGCTAAAGAATGGGTATTTACAAGTGACTGGTCAACTTTTGATCAAACCATTCCTGGTAATGTCATGCGAATGGCTCTTAGAATTCTTTATAGAATGTTTGATACTGATGACCAACGAACAAAAAGGTATCTTGATCATTATAAAGTTTTTTTTGAAGAAAATATCATCAAAAAAAGATTTTTAATTAGAGAGAAAATGTTTATTGAAATTAAAAATGGTGTACCCAGCGGACTGTTAATGACAAGCATTATTACATCAATAAGTTGTTTAATTTTATTACATGTTTTAATGAGAAGAGGTGGATTCGATGATTTCATCATCTATTCTTATGGTGACGATAATATTATTAGCTTTAATGTACCAAAGAAAATTAAAAACTTTCGTCCAAATAAATTAAAACAAGATATTCAATATTTTAGTAAATCATTATTTAATATGAAAAATGATAAAGATGGAATGTGTTGTGTTAGAACCTCCAAAATGTTTGTTAATTATAAGAGACCAATATATAAACCAGGAGACTATTTAAGTAAAGGAACTCGTAATTTAAAACCTATTAAATATCAATACTCAAACAAACCTTTTACAACATATGATCATAATAAGGGAACAACTCATCGTTGGAATTATGTATTTGCTAATAAACCAAATTTTCTTAGTTATTATTGGTTGGAGGATGGTAAGCCAATTCGTCCATTAGTTGAAGTAGCTGCTAGATTAGTCAATCCTGAGAAGACAAAAATACATTATAATATGCATGTTTCATCAATAATATCAGCGGTTTATGATAATATATGGAATCATCATGTAATAAATCATGCTTATTTTTGGTTATATGATCTACCATGGCTAAAAAATTGCACTTATAGTTATAAAAATGAAAAAAGATTTAATAAAAGATTTGATCTTCAAAATCCCGATAATTTATATACAAAGATTTGGAATGAGAAAATCAAGCTTAAACAAGTAAAAAAAGGTGATAGGATGTGGTTACGTAGAATAGATTATGTAGTCGATGAAAGAAAAGAAGAAGTGATGCAAAATCATAATTTTAGATTTCTTAAGCTTATAGACGATGCTCAAAGAAATTATTACGCACCAAATTCTCACAAAGAAGATGAATTTTGGGAAGTACAACGTAATTTAGAAAAATTAGTCCGTAGTAAATATGAGGAAGAATTTCCAATCGATTCTGTGGTAAAATCAGAGCAAGATCCAATCTCAATATTAAAAAAAAAAAATGAAGAACAAAATAAACTATTAGATTTGATATCTCTCTATGAAAATCATGAGATGGAGTTTTATAAATTCAATTCTCATAGTGATGTATTGGAATTTTTAATTAATAATAAAAAAAAAAAAGAAATATTATTTAATCAAAGAAAAAAAACAAAAAAAAAAATATTAGAAAAGATAAATTACTATGATAATGATATCGATTTAGTAATCGTTATCCTCAAGCAATATTATTCAGCAATTCATCCCAATTTACTCTCATTAGGTAAAAAGATGAAGTCTTCTCCTATTTATCAAGGGGTCGTGAATAATATAATTAATTGGTTATAGTCTAATTCTAAGACGCTAAGAACTTCCCTTAG